CAATGCTTGACCTGAAAGCGACAGACCGTTTGCCGTGCCGATCGTCACGTCGCCGCTGTTGGTACCACTCAGGTTGTTGAGCTTGGTCTTGTCACTGCCAGCGAGCGCACCATTTGCACCGCCCGCGACCGCAAGCGCAAGCGACAGCGCTTGACCGGAAAGTGACAGGCCGTTTGCCGTGCCGATCGTGACGTCGCCAGTATTCGTGCCGCTCAGGTTGTTGCCGGCGATGTTGCCGTCTTTGTCAATGCTCGCCTTCTCAGTACCGTTGTTTTGGAAGCTGTGCAGCTTCGCTCCAGCGGTTGAAAGCGCAGTGTTGGAGCCCGACACAGAGCCGACAGCTGATGCCCCATCTACCGGCGCACCCAGATTGAACGCCGAGTTTTTGCCGGTGGTGGTGCGCGAGTGGCCCAGCAGATAACAATGCCCTCCCACAGTCAGGAAAAGTGCGGTTTCACCCGGCCCGAGGTACAAGTACGGAGCCGGCAGGTGCAGCGCCGACGTGCCGTTGACGCTCACATCTTGCAGGCGCCATGTGGCCGAGCCGCCGTTTTGCACAGCGAAAATCGTGTTTCCGACCAAACCGGAAACATCGATGTTTGGCGAACTGGTCTGATTGACATCGGCCGAAAAGCCGCTGCTGAGAAGCATGGCCGATGATGTGATGGCGTAGGGCGTGCCAGCGACGGGATTGACGACGTTGTTCCAGAGCGCCAAACCCTTGGTTGCCCTGACCCAACCATTCCCGTCGATGTTGCCGTTGAAGGTCTTGTCGCCGTTCCACGTCTGCGCGTCACCAGAAACCAGACCGGGCGAAGAGCCCCCAGCCTTCTGCATGACCAGACTGAACGTCGTCGGGTCGAAGCGAATGCCCGAAGGGTTGGTAGGCGCCTCGATACCGCTCGTGATCTTCACGAGACTCGGCATGTTGTTCCACGAGCCATCACCCAGGGGCTCAATCTGCTGATGCTCGCGCGTGCGATTGCTGGCCAGGATAAGCCCCTGAGTGCCGACCGAGTATGCCCGATAGATGCCCCAGCCCCCATCCCCGAATTCCGGTGCAGAGATCAGGCAGTTCGAGCAATTGAACACGGCGATCATTGCAACAGCGTTGCCCTCGCAGTATGGCGATCTGATGGCCACCGTAAAGGCGCACGCCGCCTTGATGCCGTAGAAGCCGTTGTAGTCGAGCTGGTTCTTTTCGGGAGTGCTGCCGACCAGATCTTGCATGCAAATGCCGCTGTCGGCGTTGAACCGCATGAAGCCGCGTTCGTATTTGATGATGTTGTTGTCGCCGTTGGGGGCTTCATGAATGCCAGACCCGCGACCGACATAGAAGCCCACGCCAGAGATCGACGTCTCACCGACGTAGACCCAAGTCACACTGCCATCGGTCTCGGTACCCTCAGGCGTGGTTCCCGTGGGGCCGCCGCTGCCGGCAGATGTCCCGGCAACAGTGCACTGGTAGACGTGCGTGCCGTTGCGCACGATTTGCCCGCGAACGTATGCCGTCAGCGCGGCCCACACAGTTTGCGTGCCGATTGCAGTAGGCGCCGTAATCATCAGCAACGTGGTCTGGTCCACCACGCGATCCACCAACATGTACTGCGCGAGGGGCTTGCTGTTTGTGCTCGGATCGTCGGTGCAAACGACTCCACCGACAAGGCTTCCTTCCATGCGGCCAATGCAGATGCTGTCGCCATAACGCAGATTCAGAGCGGTGAAATCCGTACCCACACCAGTAACGACAGGGCTGTTGTTGGTCACACTCACCGTACCGGGAACAACCGTGAAGGGCAGCACACCGCCAGAGTTCTGGTCAGACGTCAGAAAAACTTGGCCATTACCTTCGGCATGGCAGTCAAGCACAACGCAGGTATCATTGATCGATGGCGTTCGCCCCAGCCCGCTCTGACGGTCGCTGTCGTCGAGATACTTCGGGAAATGCAATCCGTCATAGAGCCCGTGATAGAAGCCGCATCGCTCCCACCGGTTGAAGGTTCCATACTGATTGAAGAAGGCGTACTTGCACTTGAAGTTCGCATCAAACTGAATGTTTTCGAAGTGACAACCACGTGCGTTGATCTGCATGACCGCACGCGGAATGTCCGGCCCCATCAATTCCCACACCACCGTGCCATCAAGCGTCGCGTAGCCCCAGCCGTTTCGGTTGGTCCAACGCCAGGTCACACCACCATCAACGATCGTGTCATCGTTGTTGAAGACGTCAGGATCCGTGCCGCTCGTGCCTGCAACCGTGACCTGATAGAAGGCACCGTTCTGTTGACGGATCTGTCCGACCGTGTATGCGTGCGACGATTGCCAAGCGGGGATCGCCGCCGCGGTCGGGGGCGACGAAGATGACGTACCGCCGAAGACTGCACGCCAGATCTTTCCACCCGATTTCACGTAACTGAACTGGGCGTAGGTATGCAACGCCTGCCACGCGGCGTAGGAGCTGGCCGCTGGAGTGCCGCTCATCTTGATCATGGTGGGCTTGATCGCCGTGCTGCCGCTCGCCCAGTTCCCTTGTCCGATCATTCGAAGACCCTCAAAGCTCTGAAGGTCGAGCATCTGGGTGATCAGATAGGTCTTGGCCTCAAAGACCAGTGTCGCTTGCTTGACGTACGCATCGGCAATGGCCGCCGTGATCGCGGCGTAGTCGTCGGTCACGCCATCGCCCACGGCGCCATAGTCACGCACGTGAATGATGTTAGGGTTGATGACTGATCGGTAGCTGCCGGCGTTCTCGCTGACCTGAAACCGGTTTCCGAAGAACCGGATGGTGCCCTTGGTGGCGTCGGACACCGCGGCGGCAGTGGCCGTGAACGTCATGTAGAGCGCCGCCAAGAAGGCTGACCGGATGTCTTTCAGCGCTTGCATCACCGTGTTCCATTCGGTGGCGGTGATGCCCTTGTTCGAGGGCACAGCAAGCGGTTGATTGTCCGTCTTGTTGTCGGGCAAGGGGCCGTTGTCGTAAACGAAGCTCATGCATGAACCGTACCACCACGCCGCCGTGTAGGCGAGCGAGGTGCCTTCAGATGTTGGTCAGGTCTTGTGCTCGCTTCCAGTGCGAGCCGTCAGAAAAGGCGAGCTGGGGCCCGCCAGAATCGCTCACGATCACGATGCCGCCCGTCCAATCTCCAGGGGGCGGCAGTGCCGCCGCTGCGAAGATCGGCACGCGCATGGGCGACTGTCTCAGAGCGTTCGCCATGGCCGCACCCAGATCGCGGTTGAAGTCGCGCGGGAGCGTGGGGGTGATCGATCCGTCAGTCGGCGCGTACTGAGCCGACGTCATCACCGAGACCGTGAAGCCTGGGATGCCGTTCGTGTTGGCGTCTTTGTTCGCCGCCTCGAAAGCCTGAGCTACCACTTTGTCACCGTCGTCGATGCTCATTTGATGTAAACCTTCTCACACTTGACGTCACCGACCGAAGAGGGCGACTGCGCGGGTGCCGCTACGGGTTGAGTCACGCCGGTGTGCGAGAACGGCGAGCCCGCCGACGTCAGCTGATGGATGTGGTTGTTGTAGGCGCTGACCAGTGAGTTGACGGTGTCTCTGAGCTTGCTGATCTCGTCTTTGGTCTTCGATGCGAACGCCGCCAGCTCGGTAGCGTCTTCACCCGAGTCGACGCCGAGATGCACGGAATCGTCTTTTAAGGCGACTCGCGGCCCGCCTTGTTTGCCGATTTCTCGCCGGTCAGTGGGCCACTCTGCAAGTTTCCGCTGACTATTGCGCAGACCGACCAGCGCGAACGCATCGGTGATGTTGTGCCGGCGGCGATCGATCGGGTCTTGCACGTCACCCTTGTCGTACCAGAGATCGATCGAACGGTCGCAGATGATGAGCAAGCACTCGTCACCCTTCTGCACAGGGAAGGTGTCGGCATAATCGCCGCCGCCCAGGCACATGACCGGCACGTTCGGAATGACGGCGATCGTGTAGACCTCTTCGCCGCCGTCGATCTCTCGTATCTCTTGCTGCAAAGGCTGCACGTCGGCCACGCCCTTCGAGGCGTCGAACTTCTCGATGCGGCCGACGCGCACCTTAAACATCTTTGCCAGCGTCAGCTGAACGGCCCGATTGATGATCTCGGCAAGAGTTGGCGTGCGCGCGCTGATCATCGGTTGTGTCCTTCCAAACCTCGAGACTCTGTCACGGTCTGTTGAGTGGAGCTGGCCCACGCCTCGATGCTGGTCACCCAGTCTTGGCCGTGTGAGTCGCCTTGGTGTTCCAGCTTCTGTATCACGAAGTCACCTCGCACGCCGGCCGCGTCGATTTGAATAATGCTCGCCGGAATGAGCTGAGGGTTCAGCAGGCACTTGCACTTCAGCGTGGCCGGCTTGCCCTTCTGATCAGGCGGCGTGTGGTCGGGCGAGCCGATCAGACCGGTCGTCGGGCTCAGCTTGAAGGTCTGGTTCGAGGCCGCCTTGCCCGGCTGCACCACGAGAAGCTGACCTTGATGGATCGAGTATTCAAGACCGATGCTCTTCAACAGCGTGGCGAGCACGTCGGACGCGCGGCCGTTGGCTACGAACCCTTTGGTGAAGTTGTCGATCAGCTTCGGTGCGTTCTGGATCGCTTGCTCCAGATTCCCCAGGTTCACGCTGAGACTCTTCGCCACCTCTTTGCACACGTCTTTGAATTTGGCCGCTGCGTTGAACGACTTATTGATGTGCTGAAACTGGTAGACCTTCTCACCATCACCGCACTGCACGTGCGTCTTCCAATCGGCGTGATCACGAAGGTGATCGATGGTGCGCGCGTCACCGCTGAAGATCGTGGCGACGTTCTCGGTCTGGCCGGCGTAGCCCGCTTCGAGCGTCACGGGCAGACGCGGGCCGGTGAGCTTCGAACGGCTGGCGTCGGCCAGATTCCAGATGAACAGATCAAGCGAGTTGGGTTCCTTGCCCAAGGTCTTGGTGACCTTGAACTGAATGCGCAGAGCGTCGGTCGAGAGCGAACCAACCTGCACCTTCCACTTTCGCTTGAAGCTCTTGCTCACAGTCCCAACTCCGCTCGCGTTAGGTAGATGAGTTTGACCCGTTCTCCCAGGTCGGTGAGGCCGGGCTCTTCGTCTTTGCTCGACGTGTCGATCGCGACCAGCGAGCCGGCGGGCAACCGAATGTCCCGGTAGATGTTGATCAGCGGGTAGTCGAGTACGACGCGCCGGCCTGAGAGAAGCGGGACGGCGTTCACGTCGGAGATCGAGAAGTACCAACCCGAGTCGCGGTCGTTCCACTCGAACGAGAACGTGAACGTCACGCCATCAAGCTCGACGTCGAACGAGTAACGGGCGAGGTCAGTTCGGGTGGGGAGTACGAGGGCCATAGGTCACTGGGGCAGGATCTTGTCTAGACCGAACGGTTTCAGCGTCTCGACGATCAAGGCGCTCTGCTTCTCGTCGGCCGTGGCGGTCTGGGTGGTCTTCGGGCCGGTCGCTTGCTTGTTCTGTCCCTTCGGCTCGGCCGCCACGATCGCAACGGTCTGAGTCGAGACCACGGTGATTTCTCGCATGAGGATCGTCATGCGGATGCCGGCGGCGATCATCTTGTCTCGGTTCACGTCGATCGACTGGATCACCATGTTCTGATAGGTCCGAATGCCCGTCGTGACCGTGATCGTCACGCCCTCATCCTTCAGCTTGATCAGCTTGTCGAGCGTGTTTTGCGACCGTCGCAACTCGGCCGTTGGCTTCTGGGTGAATGCCCCCGCCGCCAGTTGTTGCGTGATGTTCGACGGCAACGGGAAGTCTGCAACGAACCCGTCGATGTGCAGCTGGGTCGGCTTCTGCCGCACGTTGTCGGTGACCGCCGAGCCCTTCTCAACTGGAAAGTCGGTAACGTCAGCCGTGAAGCTGTGACCTTCCGAGAGCGTCGCGTCCATGACGATCGCTTCGAGCACGGCGCCTTCAGTGAAAGAGAACTGGAGCTTGAGGGCCATTACTGCTCACCCCCGCTGACTGCCGGCAGCGCCTTCGAGTAGCTGGCGTTCAGCGCGTCTTCAACGCGGCTCTGAAGCTCTTCGCCCGACAGGTGCGAGCCGTTGATGTTGATCGTGGTGACCGGCGCGAAACTGGCCGGCGGTGCCTGAAGGTGAATGCCGGGCGCGGTCTGGGGGCCGTTGGCCTCGCGGATGTAGCCCTTGCTCACGGCCTCTTCGTAGCCCTTGCGCTTGAAGCCCAGCGTATCGAGCAAACCGCCCTGACCGAACACGCCGCCTTGTTCTGGCGTGCTGGGGACCTCGGCATCTTCCGGCATGTAGATGCCGCGCGAATTCTTCACGAACTTCTTGCCGCCCAACGCAAGCCGGATCTTCTCGCTGATGAAGTCGACCGCATCGCCGGCCGCGTCTTTGAAGTTCTGCCAGTGCTTCGGGTTGCTCAAGTCCATGAGCAAAGCGAGAGCCGTGCGCAGCATCTTGACGATGGGGTGTTCGTTCGGCGGGCCCACCGCTTCAGCCCACTTCTGAATGCGGCCGATCAGCGAGTCGTTGCCCTTGATGAAGTTGTAGATGTCATCGACGATGAAACCGATCAGAGCGCCCAGCAGAATGAACGGTGCGGCGGCGGCGAGCCAGCTCGCGATCGTCTCTGCGGCGGTGACCGCGGCAATCACGCCCAGGCCGATCATGACCGCTTCGAGAATCTTGAAGCCCTTCACGAGATCAAGCACCTTGCCGGCGCCGGTGTCTTGGAACCAGCCTTTGAACGCCGCTGCGATGTTGCGCACGATTCCGACCATGCCGCCCAGGCGCGAGCCCAGATCCTTGAATGCCAGCGAGAGCGAGCGCACGAAGTCGCGCGCCTTCTTGATCTCATCGGCAGCGTCTTTCATGAGGTCGGCAAAGTTGCCCACGAACGGCCCGGCGAACGTGTTGCGCAGACCGATGAAGCTGTCGCGCAAACGCTTCAGCTGGCGGTCAAAGCGGTCGCTCGCTTCAATGACATCTTTGTCGAGCACCACGCCGAGATCGTAGGCGTCGCTGATGAACTCTTCGATCCCCTTCCGACCCTGCTTCAGCATCGGGATCAGTTCGGTTCCCGATCGGCCGAAGAGCTTGATCGCGAGGTCGGTTTGCTTGATCGGGTCTTTGATTTCCGTGAACCGATCGGTCACCGACAACAGAAGCTCATCGGCGGTCTTCAATTGACCGTTGGCATTGCGGATGGCGATGCCGGCGAAGCTCTTGGCGGCCTCTTCGCTGCCTGAGGCGGCCTCGGCGGCGTTCTTCGAAACGAACTTGAGGCCGGTGGCCAGAGCGTCGAAGGTGACGTCACTTTGGTCGGCCGCGAACTTCAACTCTTGCAGGGCGGTCGTGCTCACGCCCAGCTTCTCGGCCGTGTTCGCGATTGCATCACCGGCGGCGGCAACGCTGTGCACCATGCCCAAGAAGGCGCCGGCCACGCCGATCGCCGCGATGTTCATCGTGCTGAGCCCGCCCACCACCGCGTTGCGAAACTTCTCTAGCGTCGCCAGCGCGTTCGAATCGACTTCGAGCCCGAGCTTCGTGACCAGTTCTTCAACTACCATCGCGGGCCTTCCGTTTCTTCTCTTGAGCTTCCAACTTCAAGTCTAGCGCTTCGTTCGCCTGAAGCACATCGTCGACCGAGTAGTGCGTTTCGATCTCCTGAAGTGTTGCAAGCCCTTCGACCACGAGCCGCCACGCCGGCCAAAAGACCGTCTCTAGCTGATCGCCTTCTTCAGCTTCTCGCCCCGGCTCATCAGCTTGTTCATCCGTTCCTTGCTGACGCCGAGGTCTTCGAAAAAATTTGCGAAGTTCACCTTGAGCGCGAACGCCACGAGAGCCATCAGCGAACCGATGTGACCGGCGAACCGCTCAGCAATGAACTGGTCATTCAGATCGACAAACTCGCCCAGCTCATGAACCTGCCCGCCCTTGAAGAGCTGGGCCTTGATCGCCTTGAACTCGGCCGGTGAGAGCTTCGCAAAGAAACTGGTCGCTTGAGTCGTCACGGCGTTCATGTCGTTCGATTCCATGGCAACGATCACGCCGAGCAAGCCCGGGCCGAACATCTGCAACAGACGGATGCCAAGCTCGCCACCGCTGTTGCCGTCCATGGCCGTGATCGAGATCTCGACGGTCTCGGTCTCAGTGCCCTCGCCTTTCGGCGCCACCTTGAACTCTCTGGTTTCTGTCTTTCGTGCCATCTCTACACCCTCGTGTTGGAGAATGAGCGGGGGCCGGAATCGAACCGACCTGGGGCACCAGCCCCGCCCGGCGGGCTTAGTTGCCGCCCGCGAACGGCAAGAGCGCGTCAGTCTCGAGAACCCACTCGCGGCCCTCGATGCCCTTGCTGTAGACCTTCTTCGCCGGCTTCGTCACCCACGCCTCAGCGGCGCTGTCGAGCGAGCGACCCGAGCCATCTTTGATCATCAGCGGCCCAGAGCCGACGTTCGTCAGCTCGTCAGAGATGACCGAGGCCGTCAGCACGTCGTTGCTGGCCGATGTTTGAAGCAGTCGGATGGTGATCTTCGCTGACTTGTCGGCCGAGGCCGCACGCGCGCCCTCACCGTCAGCGCCCACCATGAGCGTGAACGAGTCGGAGTTGCGATCGACCTCGATGAAGCTGTCTTCCATGAAGCCCGTGATCGGGATCCCCTTGAAGACGAGTTGAACTTTCTTTGCGGCGTACGTCTTGGCCATGGTCGTTCTCCTTATGGCGTGGTTTACGCCGTGATGGTCGCTCGGATCTCAGCGACGTGGATGGCGCCCGCGACTCGGGCGGTGACTCGGATTGGGGTGCTGCCGAGCGTGCGGTTTGCACGATCGTTCGTGCTGACGTCGGCCGCCTTCGGCACGACGTAGACATCGGTTCCCTCGGCCAAGAAGCCGGCGTCAATCGCGCGCTTCGTCGCGGCGCGCACAGCCGCCTCGATCTGGGCGATGCCGCGATCGGTGAACGGCACCTTGTTGTTGTTCACCATGACGGCGAGCACGTCGGTTTGGAGCTGGCTTCGATACCAGTCGCGGTCACGGATGATGTCGATGAACTCGCCCGCGCTCACCACGCCGTTCCGGGTCAAAGTCTCATTCCCGTAGTTGGTCATGTAGTTGCAGTTCTTCGCTTTGAGCTGGGTGATGTTGGTGCCGGTCAGGCTCTCGGTGTCGACGCTGGCGAGCGTCATGTTTGCGAACGTCAGGCCGCCCGGATCGATGGCGAACCCGGCGCCGAGCCAAGCCGCCCCGGCGTGCTGGGTGGCGTCACCCGCGAACAGAAGTGCGGTGCGAAAACGGTTGGCGGTCTGGAGCGTCGAGGCGATGTCGCTCGACCCGCTCACGATGATGTCACCGTCTTGCGTGGCCTGAAGCATGAGCTTCTCGTTCGATTCAGCCCAGCTCGAAGCGTTGGCGATCTCGGCCGCGCCTTGGCTGGTCAGCGTCAGCCCGTACCAAGAATCATCGACCAAGCGAATCGCATCGAGGTCGCTCGAAGTAGTTGAGTCTGCGCCGGTGCTCTTCAGCTTCAAGAGCGACTTGTCCATCACCTTCACGCCGAACGCCTTGCTTGAGGGCGAGGTGGCGGTCACGGTGACGTGGGTGGTGTTGTCGACGGCAGTGACGTCGGCCAAGGGATCGATCACTGCCTGGAGCCCGGCGCAGATCTCGGCAACAGTTGCCGAACTGTCGCTGTCGTAGTGCACCTTGGTCTTCAGGGTGCCTGACGTGACCTCGACCTCGTAGCGCTTCGAGTTGACGGCGGTCGGGTAGAGATCAATCGTCACCGCGGGCGCGGCCGATCGCCGGCCGATCGCCAGCTGGTTCAGCTGAGGGTCTTGCGCGAACGCCGCTGCCGCCGCTTGGTAGGCCGCATCGCTCGCCAAGAAGCCGTCATCGACCATCTCGTCAAGGCCGCTGTAGAAGCGGATCAGTTCGCTGAAACGGGTGTGGAAGTCGAGGATCAACGGGATCCCGAAACCGGGTTGTTTGACCGCGCTGGTCAGCGTGCTGACCGTCACGTTCACAATGTCGGAAACAGAAGCCATGGTTTCACTCCGGTATGGTGTCCGTGGTAGTCACGTCACCGGTTGTCTGGGCGATTGTGGTTTCCACAACCGCATGTTCAATGTAGGTCGTGGTCTCTGTTTCGAGGTCAACGACACGAAATTTCAAGTTGAAGACCGCTCGGCCCTCATGCTCGGTTTCTAGCACAAGAGTTGCATCACGCACAGTCTGGCGCTCCACAAGGGCGATGTCACCGAGCGCGGCCGTTGCGCTCTCTCGCCCGAAGTAGCTTCGGATCTTCTGCGCCAGATTGAAGGCGTTGTTCGAGCCCGTGATGTCCGATGAGAACACGCGAACCTGAACGGTGATCTCAGTGTCGCCGCGGGCGGTCAGGGTGATCTCGTGGCCCGGCGTCGGGCTCACCGTGTCGGTCACCGAATCGTCGGTGAGCATCGAGGCGTCGTCACTGTCGATGTCGTCAAGCTCCACGAACGGGCGATTGGGGCGCTTGCGCGTCTGCTTCGCCCAGATGGTCGTGGTGCCGCTCGCCGCCTTGACGAGCCCTTGGATCGCATTCTGGAAAGCCGTCAAGTCCATCACGCCCTCGGTTCGTCGGCCGCCAGCGCTCGCGCATAAGCCTTCGAGAAGTTGCCCAACCCGGTGAACTCGGCAACCTCGAAGACCTCGAAGAGCCGACCACCGAACGGGATGGCGAACACGCCATCGGTAATCACGATCCGGTCGAGTGGCTGGAAGACAAACTGACCCGAGTAGATCGTGATGACGTCGCTGGGGCGCACGCCCTCGGGCATCGTGACCTTCTTCTTGCCGGTGCCGGGCTGAATCGAACAGCCGACGTCGGTGGTAGTCGTGAACGTCTGGGCCACCGCCACGCCGTTTGTGTCGTATCTGTCGGCGCCCGGTCGCTTCACGCTCACCACGTCGGTGTTGAACGCATCGACCACTCCGCTCAGATCCATCAGACTCATTCGACCACCTCGTAACTGACCGAGTTGATCAGCTGACCGGTGTCGACCAGCGGCCGACTGGAGCCCTTGCGCGCAACGGTGCTGGCGGCCAGCGGCGGCGGCACGCCGGCACCCTGGGTGACGTAGTTCTTGATGTCCGCCGTCATCTTCATGCCAATCAGAGCGAGTGCGCGCCGAAAGCCGCTCGGGTCGTTCGACTTCATCGCCGCACCGTAGGCGTTGCGCAGAATGTCGAGATAGCTCGCCTTGTTCGCCACGAAGGGCGGTCGAATGAAGGGCCGTGCCGGCACGTGCCCAAGACCATACTCATGGATCGAAGCCAGTTCGGCATTACTCAACCCCACTGCGCCCGCCTGGGTGCGTGCGTTCTTGTTCGACATCACACCAGCCTTGACGTAGCTCTTACGCAAGCGCAGAAGCTCAAGACGCTTCTTGAACGCGTCAAGCCCCTTGTCGATGCGCGTGGTGTGAGCGGTCAGTTTCATCTCAGCATCCGGTGGTGGCGAAGCCCATGCCCGCGATCCGAACCAGCCGCGCGTAGTTGAGCCCGTACGACGTGGTGGCCAGAGCCGGATCGAGGCCAGAGCCGATCAGGCTGTTCATGGGCTGAGCGTACTGAACAGCGACGTCACCGACGCGCTGGCCAATGATCGGCCCGGCCGCGCCGCTCTTGCGCAACCGAACGGTGGCGTAGTGCGCGGCGAGGTACTTCTCGGCCAGCTCTGCGCGCGAGCCCCACGCGTCGCCGTTGATCTCCAAGTCGGCATCGTCAATGCAGCTCTGAAGCAAGCCCTCATCAGCGGTCGCGAACTCGGGGAACGAGGTGCGGATGTCGTCGGTGGAGATCGGAAGCGCCATCTCACTTCTCCTGAAGCAGTGCGGTCAGCTGAGCGCGCTCGGCCTCTTCGGGGCTTGGCTCGGTCGGTTTCGGCGGCGCGGGCGGCTCAGTCGTCAGCTTCATCGCCGGCTTCTCAGCAGGCTCCAGCTTGTTGAGGATCTCGGGCGAGCCGTTGAACAACTTGTTCAGCTTCTCGAGGTCGAGATCAGCAACCTCGCCCGGCTGCAAGCACACCGGAAAGTGGTCGTGGTAGCCGCACAGGATCACGGTGTCTTGGCTTCGATTTCTGAGCTTCATCTTTCCCTCGGGTACTGCGTTGTGGAAGACAGCGAGGGGGCCTCGAACCCCACGTGAGCGCCTATACGCCACTCGCTGCCGAGCCCGCGCGCCCTCAGGCGTGTGGCTCTACCGGTCGAACGCCCGCGAGGGGTCGAGCGACCGGCCGGTTTCTTAGCACCCGTCAGCGTAGAGCACGCTCTTCGGGTACGGCGTGATCACGCCGCCACCGCGCGCGCGGCAGTTGACGTTGAAGCGGAAGCCCTCGAGCTGAACGGGCATCTGCTCAAACGGCAGCGAGACCAGCCACGAC